GATGGTTCATATGATATTATAATTACAATGAATACACCATTCATTGTTGACCAAGTACAAAAAACAGTTGTAATTGCGTGTATAACACCAACTCCAACACCTACAATTACTCCAACTAATACTATGACGGTTACACCAACCCCAAGTACTACTTTAACAACCACACCTACAAATACTCCGACCAATACTAATACACCAACTGTAACACCTACTAATACTATTACACCAACTAACACTTCAACTGTTACACCTACTAATACTATTACACCAACATCAACTATTACTTCAACAAGTACAGTTACACCAACACCAACTAATACTATTACACCTACAAATACTAACACACCAACAAACACTAACACACCAACAAACACTTTAACAAGTACTACAACTCCTACTCCGACAATTACAGATACACCAACAAACACACCAACGAATACGATTACTCCAAGTGTTACTGTTTCCCCTGGTTCATCAAATACACCAACACCAACTGTTACACCTACACCAACCGTAACTCCTACAATTACACCAACAATTACAGATACTCCGACGAGCACTCCAACGCCAACTATTACCGACACACCTACTAATACTCCAACGCCAACAATTACCAATACTCCAACAAACACACCGACTAATACACTTACACCAACACCAACCCCTACAAATATATTTAATTGTAAAATTATAAGAAACAATGGTAAAGATTTATACCAATATGATTATGTAAATAATACTAATACCTTTTTATATGACACAGGTAATGAATATATAGTGGATATTGCTATGACAAGTAATAAACTTTACACTATGAGCGTGTCACCTAATTTTGGTGATTATTTAACAATTCAAGAATATAATATAAATTCAAATCCATTTACAATTTTGAGTATAGGTACAACTTGGACAATAAATTCAGGAATAACTTTTACCGGTGTAATATCAGGAGTATCATATAATAATGTTGTTTTAACCGATATAACATATTCACAAGGTTTAGAGATTAAAGATTCTAATACATTATTTTTAGGTGGAAATACGATATATGAATTTAATTTAACAACGGGTCTACCAACTCCTGTGTTTACTTTACCTGATTTATTTGATGTAAATCATCCTTCTTTTGTTATAGGCGACATGTTATATAATCAAGTTACGCAAAATATGATGATTTTATATTATTCAAATCCATATGACACATACTATATAAGTATATTTGATACGAATGGCGATTTAGTAATACCACAATTGGAATTGAATAATAGTAATGGTTATACAGGAGGTACGTTTAATTACGGAAATGTAGATTATAATATAGCACCATCATCATTATTCGTGAATAATAATTCTTTATATATGATTACAGATTGGGGTAGTGACATTTATAATGTAGATATTAATACATTACAATTGACATATTTAAAAACCATCCCAAGTGATTTAGGTATTACATACACATCGGGAACTGGTCAAATACCTGAATGTATAAACGTTAATTTTTAATAAAAACTATTTAGATATATGGAAGATTTAGGAACACTTACTTTTACAATACCAATAGATTATAGTGGAAATACTAAAACTATTAATCAACCGTATCTAAATACGTATGAATATTCTACTTCAGGTTTTACTGCAACATCAACAGGATATACATTTGTAGCAATTGGAACAAGTAGATTATCAGAATTAAAACAATATGGTTCAAATAACTATAAACAAGAATTAATTTCAGGTTCTCTTGACGATTTGACTTGGACGGGTTATACTATTGATAGTTTAACATATCAAGATTTTTCGGATGGAACAACTCAAATTACAGGAACGACACCAAACTTTAGATATGATTTAACGGGATATACAATACAAAATGGTATAGAAACAACTTATGGTTATACAAGTGGAAATACAACAAATTTTGCTACTGAATATGTAATAAATCATATGTTAACAAGGGAAGAACATTTCTTAGGTTTTGTAGAACAACCAAGAGTTTACTCTGATATATTTGTTAATAGAGGTAAACAAGGGGTATTAGAAAATAACTTAAGATTAGGTGAAATTGATAATATGGGAGAGTTAAGTATATATGGAAACAAGTATTTTAACATTAAAAAACAATAAGATTTATATTTATAAATAAAAGAAAATGGCAGTAGGATCATATGGAATTATAAGACCGGCGGATGTATCACCTTCAGATGTGGAGATTTTATATCATTTCACAACGGGAAGAACATCTACGGATACACCTATCTTAAAGAAATTGGTATCTGAGGATATACTAACACCAATTTTTCACAATTCTGACACAACGGATTCATCAACAGCACCTAATAATGAAATATTGGGTGGTTTATATAATTTGAAGTTAAAAGCTTCTGACTTCTCTAATTTAGGGATTTACACATTACATTTAAGACCCAAACAAATTAGAGCGTCAATTACGGATTGTGGAGTTTTAGCTTCACTTCCTTCAGTTAGAGGTTTGGTTATTGATTTATCAAATGTACCGTCAGTAGATAAAAATAAATTTACACCACAAGGTTTAGTTGGTTATAGAATTGAATATATCAATTCAGCAACAAATCAAAAGGTACCTAACTTTTATAGAGTTGTAACATCTTCATTTTATTGTGAACCTGTAGTTTCTAATTTAACAAATACAACAGATAAAGCTGTTAGATATCGTTATAAAGATTCGGCAACAAACTTAATGTTTTTAACTGTAACACCATCTTCTGCTCCATCAAGTCGTCCAAATGTGGTTCCTTATATTGGAGACCCAGGTCAAAAAATTATTTTAACAAATACATTTTTCAACCCAACAACTTTGGAAATACAAATGGTTGAACATGATGCGTCAACATTGGCACATGCTCTTTATGGTAATCAAACTAAGGCAATTGCACCGGGTATTTATACAATTTACGATGAAAATAATAACATCTATAAACAATATAACTTATACGAAATTAAAGACCAATTTAATAGTACTTTATATGAGGTTAGAGAAGATAGAGGTAATAATATAGATGAGACTTTAAATTTAACTAATATAACAGGATAATGGCATCAAACACAGTTAGATATAAAGTACCAAGTGCAGCTGCAAGTGGTGCACAAACATTTAGCGATAATTTAGTCGGGGTTCAACTTACCGATGGTACTAGTCAATTGACAAATACTAACTTTGCTTTAGATAAAGTAATTGTAGAAAAAGATAATAAGAATTTTAAGACATCACCATTTTCAGATTTTTTAACTTTAGATAAATTAAAAATTGAAACTGATGTACCATCAACAACCGATGGAAGTGTTGAAAAAGATGAAAAAATTAAATTCAAAGGTGGTAAAAATGATGCGGGTAAATCTTTATTTGGTTCTTTAGTCTCAAGATTACAAGTTTCAATTGGGTTGATTATTAATAAATTTCCGGCGGCGGTTTTAGTTGATAGTGATACCGTTGCAAAACAATTTAATTATACAGCATCGGGGATTACATACAATATTATTTCAGATACAACGGAATTATATATTCAATATTCAATTCTTTATAATCCTTATGATGTGGTTTTTGTTTCACCAAATAGTAATACAATACCAACAACAAATAATACAATAAGAAATTTTTATAGTTCATATACAAAATATCTAATTGATTATAGTGGTAATACATATGACATTATTAGTTATTCTGAACCTGATACATCATACGTCATAAAATTAAAAGTCAAAGGAAATCCATTTAGTGGTCAAACAACCACTAACGATAATTTTTTAATAAGACCTAACGATTCAATTACAGAAGAATTTTATAAAAATTTAGATGATCTTGAAAGTTTATTATTAGATAGAGAAACAACACCAAGGCTTACGGCTTCATTTAAAGTACCAAGAGATAGTTTTGATGAAACAACAACAGATATTGTTAGTATTACCTCAACATGGCCAACATCAAAAGATGGTTGGAATCCACAAATTGTAGGTTTGGCATATGACCAATATATAAATCAAATTAGTAGTTTGGCAAATGAAATTGATGATTATAAATCTAATTTAATAGTTAGATTTTTAACTTCACCACAATTATTTGAATTTGACACATTGGATCAAAAAGCACAATCGGTATTTCAATTATATGGCCAATCATTTGATAAAATAAAAAAATATATTGACAACATAGCTTTCATGAGAAACGTTAGTTATGATGGTATTGATAATGTTCCCAATGTGTTATTAAAAAATTTATCACAAACATTAGGTTTAGATACAATTAATCTTTTTGATGAAAAATCATTAAACG